CGTTGATACCGATGCCCGCCCTTTGAGCAACATAGCGCATAATAGCCAGGTCGCTACTACCGATGCTATCGAGGGTGTCATCAACATCAACAAGAACACAACTAGCGAATTGTCTAAGTGTTGTCCGAACTCCTGCCATGATGGGAGTTGGAATGTTGATTTTGTGTTTGGAGATTGCATTGTAATACCTACGAACGTAATCTAATCTAGTTTCTTTTGGATATTCTGCAAAAATTGTCACAGAAATCAACATATACATGTACTGAGGAGTTTCGTAAAGTTCTCCAGTACTACGATCCTGAACTAGGTATTTATCTACAACTTGTCGCAAACCAGCATATGTAAACAAAAAGTCACGATCATGATCAATCCAACTATTAATTTTTTCCCACTCTTCTTTAGAATATTTGATAAAAAGAGTTTTGTCATAAATTCCTCTTTTAGATCCTTCCACCAAATGAGTCAGAATATCTGGAAATCCTTGGTTCCAAGAAGGACCAAACACTTGTTTGTAAAGTCCAAATAGAAGCAGACGAGCTGCAACATATTGATAGTTTGGAGTTTCAAGATCAATCAGATCGGAAGCAGAACGAATCAAGATCTCCTGAATCTCTGCTGTGGTAATACCATCATAAAATTGGATACCTGACTGCATTTCAACTTGAGATGCAGAAACTCCTGCAAGTCCTTCGCAGGCACTTTCTACCATTTTATGAATCTTGTCCAGGTTCAGGCTCTCAGTATTTCCGTTTCTTTTTACAACTTTAGTCCCGTTACTCATGTTTTCTTCCAACTAGTAAGTTTTGTTTTAGCTTGTAATCCACTATAGACATTTGATTCTATCACAGATCTAACGTTAAGTCCAGATAAAACCATATCATTAATGTCTTTCTCATTAATCGTATCAGGCCAAATAACAATAGGAAACTTCCATTCTATGGCTTTTTCCATCCTATCAACGATTTGTTTATTGCGTTTTTCATTATCATAAACCATCACAAATTCTGTTTCAAAGTTTGTAATAAAAAACGTTTTGTCAATATCTGCACCGACCATTGCAATAGAGTTTTCAATAAACATACTATCAAAAGGGCCTTCTACGATATAAACTGTCTTATTCCAGTCAACCTTATCTAAACCATAGATCTTAGGGTGGTGGTCATCCAAAATGATTGTAATATACTTAAGTTTTGATTTTGGATTGAGCGATCTCCCTTGAAACCCGAATATCTCTCCTTTATTCTTTAGGGGTATAATGATCCTTGGTTCGTCATTCTCTAAGTTTTCAAAAGTGTATTTTTGGGTATTGGTCCATTCTTTGAACCTTTCGGCGAAGTAAAGTTCGCCCAAATACTTAACGGGTATTCTTCGGTTGTTTAAAAATTGTTTTGCGGGGTGTGTTGTATTTAGTTCTGAAATTTTTGGTAGGTCAAAATCCTTCTGAGAAAACATGGGTTTCTCAAATTTAAATTGAACAGGTTCTGGAGTATTGGATCCTCTTCCTGTAGCCCCCGATTTATACCTCTCAAAGACGTATTGATCGTGCAATGCAGGGTCAAGATCCTTGAGGAAATTTGTGAAGGTTCTGGATACCCCACAGTTATGACATTTGAAATTATGATCGTTCTTGAGTTGATATAGATATCCCCTAGCTTTATTCTTATGTCTCTGCGAGTCACCACAATAGGGGCATCTAAAGTTATATAATCCGGTCTTCTTCTTTGCAAACTTTTCTAAACGAACAGAAACTAATCCAATATATTTTGTATCAATCAAACTCATTTTGTACGAGTAACTTGAGCTCCTCCCACTGTACTCCCATTATTCCCTGTTGTCAAGAGGTTTCCGAAGAATTGTGCTGATCCAATAATTAGAACTGCTGCGGTTCCAATACCCGTGGCAATCCATCTAAATGTGGCAAGATCGTTGACTCTAGTATCCAAAGTGTCCAATCTTTTATTAACATTTTCTTTCACGTCATCAAGCATACTAAGAATCAGTTGATCATTCTTATCACTTTCTTCCAAACGTGCCTCGTGTCTTTCTAGAATAATTGCCACCCTGTTGCTGCTTTCACTAATAGACGCAACTGCTCTTTCCAGTTTATCGAGCATTTCTTTTGATAGGTCTTCATAAATACTGAGTTTTGATTCAAGAACTGCTAGTTTTTCGAGACCGAAAGCCATTTTTTTATCCTTTCTTTTTAGAGAGTAAATCTTTTCTATATGGTGGAGGTAATCTTCTCATAACTTTAGATCTTCCATCAAGTTTCATAACGGGATCAAATAACTTAACTTGACCACTACTTATGTTATTTGTAGGAGCTCCTCCGCCGACAACCATACCCTCCTCTTGAAGGTTACGAATAATATTAATTGCGTTTTGAAGAATGTGGTCTTTCATATTCTGTTAAGATCTCTTAAACAATCCTCATCAATTGGAATATCATGTAGTCCCGATTTTGGATATTCGGGCAATCGACCCAAGTAAACAACAAAGGCTTTAACAACTGGCCAAAAATCACGATCAATTTTAAAAAAAAGTAATGGAGTTGCAGCTTCACCAAAAACATTATAGAGAATCATAAAATGATTCATAAGTAAATGTGATTTTAAAATTCCAGTTACCTTATATCTCTTCAAAAGCCTTTTTATCCACTTAAATCTTTTAAGATCTTCATAAAAATCCTCTTGCGTTACTGCATGAGGATTTTCATAATGTTTTATTGCAAACATTATATAATTATCTTCGTTCAATTCATCAAATCTCATAATGTATTAATTTATCATGCTTTAATAGTTAGAGTCGTAACTCCAAGTCCAACACCAGCAGTTGTTCCCGCACCAGCAACATTCTTAATGAGTCCATTGAAGGAACTAACAGTTACTGCAGAACCTGCAGAAGCTTCAGTAGTTGTACCTACATATCCAGTTGTTGCAAGAATTGCAATTTGTGTTCCTACTGCAGCAGGAGCAGTAAACGCAAATGCAACTCTGTTAGTAATTTGACCATTAAAGGTTCTATAAACTCCACCCTCATTTGAGACATTCAGAGGAACAGGAGCTCCAGCAGATTGTGCATAAGCAACTAAACTTGTACTGTTTCCGACGCGAAGACCAAGAGTTGCACCAGCAGAAACATATACTAGTTCATTAAATACGACATGAACATAACCAGTAGTACTGGTTGAGATACTTCCAGAAGCGCCACCACCAGTAGTTGCTCTTTCTGCTAAATTTGGATCTTCAAAGAAAACTGCAACAGGAGTTGCAGCGCCAAGACCAGTGGTATTTGATCCACTACCTGTGGTGTTTAATCCCGAAACTGGGACCAAGAGTTGGTCACTATAACGAGTTGAGATTCCCGATCTATGTTGTGTCTTATAATTTCTATATACCCATCCACGATGGTCTGCAAAACAATTCCAAGGGCTTCTTGTAGGATTAGTAGCCTCAAATTGTGAAGTAACTGCAGAATACTTACCGAGATGCTTTGGAATACCGTAATTATTAGCAGCTGTCTCAGAATTAGTAGAAATACCCCAGAGTGACATCTTGTTTACCTATAAAGTTCTTTTACTAAACATATTTATAAAAAAAGGAGACCTTAATATAGGCCTCCCCTTTATTTTTAATAGAATTATGGTGTTAAATCTTTTGCACCTTTCTCTTTAAGAACTTTTTGTCCCTGAAGAAGGAGAAGTGAAAGAAGTCCGTTTGATTTGATTTTTGGGTTTGCTCCCATTGCTTCTGAAACTGCAAGTAGAACTGTTGCAATTAGAGCCTGATTAGCAATACACCAAGCGATTAGTGCTGACATAATAACCTCCGTGTGAGAGTGTTCTGATCTATTTAGAAATAATCAACAATTCCAAGCACGAAGGGATTTATTAATTCTAGAATCTGGATCATTTGCAGTTTTTGCAGAAGTAAGTTTCTTTTTCATTCCCTTCATTCTTGCACAGAATGAATCTCTACGAGATCCGCCTTCTGGTTGAGGTGCTTTTAAATCCGAACCAGGGTGTTCTGTTTCATAAGATTTACGACCCTTCTCATTTAAACCACCATTCTTATTTTTACCTTCAGATCGTTGCCAAGCTGGTGACTTTGCTTCACTCATGTTTGGATTAATATCAATTTTATTTTTCTTTTTAGATACATCAATAATTTTTGTAGGAATATCATCTTTTATTACAGCATCATCTACTTCAATAATAAACTCTTCTCTCCAATTAGAAAATTGTTCGTTTTTATTGGAATTTAATTCTTTTTCCTTTTTATGCAATCTAGCTATTTTTACACCAGCAGCCGCTAATTTTATACCAGATCCGATTAATTTACCAGTGTTCCCCAATAGTTTTGTATATCCAGAACCCAAAGGTTCTCTGTGTCCAATTGTATCTAATTTTGGAGCTGAAATTGATTTGATAGCCTGTGCTTTCTTATCTTTTATTTCCTGTTGTTTTGATTTTAGTTCTTGTTCCTTTTCCCTCTGTCTTGTAAACTCTTGTCTTTCTCTCTGTCTTTTTGTTTTTTCTTTTTCTCTTTTTAATTTAAGTGCCCCTCTAATTATACCACTTCTAACAATAGCAGAAGGGTCCGACTTTCCTCGACCTTTTTTTTCTCCTCCTTTAGATTTTTTACTAGATATTTCTTCTGATTCTTCAGAACCTTTTTTAGTTATTTTTAATGTTGGGTTTTTATTTGATTTTCTCAATTTATCAACTTCTTCCTCGTCCCCTCTCAGAGCAGCTGAACCAATTTGTTTTACTCTAACATCCTTTGCTTGAACTTTGTACTTTTTTGCACGACTCTTACCTCCAGCAATAGTTCCAGCAATAGCTTCAGCAATCATCTTATCAACCAAAGAAAGTTCTTCTTTGGTTTCTTCTTTCTTCTCTGGAAGTCCTGCGTGTTTTGTTGCGGCAAAATCATGAGCTTGTTTTTTAGTCATTGACTTTGCAGCAGATTTAACAGCGGAAGATGGATTCTTCATCTTACCCTCTTGTGCTGCACGAACCATTCCCATGAATCTTTGTTGGGCTCTACTTACAGCCATTTCTTCAATATATCCCTCACCAAGTTCTCCCATCGCTTTTTGTTTGCGAAGTTTCTTGGAGTTCTTGGTTTTATCTGCAGAGTACATATTTTCATCACGATCATCATCAGGATCTACAGCAACACGATGTCTTGCTGCTCTATCATCATCACTCAATTTTGTTCTGTTTGATTTTGCTTCATCGGGACTATAAGTTCTTCCAGTGTTGTGCCATTCTTTACCTTCGTGACCTCTCTTACGAGCATCTGCAGAAGCTTCTCTACGTTGAAGTTTCTTACGATTTGCTTTGAAGTCCTTGATTGTCATTCCTTCATCAAGATCATTCTCTTCTTTTTGAACTTCTTTCTGAACATGATATTTTCCACCAGTTTCTTTATGAGTATCAGATAGTTCATCTGCTCTATTCTGAGCATATCTTCTACTCTTTACTGGTTTACCAATTTTATTGATTTTCTTTCCATCTGGAGAACCATATACTTGATATGGCATTTCAATAAGTTGTTCAGTTTCTTCTTTTTGAAACTCGTGATAAAACGCAGCAGCTTCTCCATGTCTACCTTCTTTGGTAGATTTCTTACTCATATCAAGAAGTTGTTGTTTTGAGTACTTATGTCCTTTGAGAATGGATGACATTTCATCTTTAGACATTCCCTTCTCTTCAATGTATTCAACTTCTTCCTTACTTACGAGTCCAATAACATTTTTATTCTTTTTAGTTAGTTTATCATGAGCTTTAATAGAAATCTCTTGATAATCCGCATAACTCTTACCTGCTGAAGGGCCTTCTCTACCAGGACTCTTTGCAGCTTTAGATCCCTTTTCCCTTCTCTCTTCTGCTCTTTCTCTTGCAGCAGCCTTTGCCATCTCACGACGATACTCTTTATCTTCATCAATTTGAGTTTCTTCGGTTTCAAAATGTCTATGAGCAGCAGCAACCATGTCCTTATAACCCTTTGTTCTCTTCATGTCAGAAAGAGCCTTTTCATTATTTGATTGACGCTTTTTCATATCTGTCTCTAGATATGAATCATCTTTTTTGCGACCCTCAATCAACGAACCTTCTGGTTGATAATTCTGTTTTAATATACTACCTAAAGTATTTGTTACCGTATTTTTTACTTTATCGTATGTTTCTGCACCTTGTTTTTGTCCCTGACTTCTTCCGATTTTTTCTCCAACATCTCCAAGAATTGGCAAATTGCCCATTCTATCTCTACCTTGTTTTGCTCCAATCTCTCCACCAATTTTAGTGGCAGCATCTCTAGCGGTTTTATCAAGAGTATCAATCAATCCCTCAACCATTTCACCACCCAAATCATGAGATTGATTGAGCATCTTCATAGCAGCATCTTTAGCAGCTCTCTCTCTATTTAAACTTTGTGCTAATCCACCAAGAGCACCAGAACCAGCAGCACTTCTTAATCCTTGAACAGCTCTATCAGATGCAGATTGTTGTGGTGCAGGTTTTGCCACCGGTGCAGATGTTACTGGTTTTGGAGCGGTTGGTTTTGGACCAAACCCAGGTCTTGCAACACTAGATTGAAATCCAGAACTATCAGTTTTTATTGTACTGGGACGATTTTTTTGAGCATTATATCTATCAACTTGAGATTTAGAATATTGTGTAGTATCACCATACTGAGTTTTTAATGGAGTTTTAGCTCTCTCTAGACCACCAACATTCATACCCAAAAATTTTCTTTGCATCATAGGAGATGTAACTCCTGTACTAGCATCGGTTTTTGGAGCCATCACCATTCCAGTCCCAGGAAGAGATAACTCATCAAGTTGTTCACCTTCTAGTTCTTGAGACATTTTAAGTCCCATTGATCTCATCTTATTCTTTGCAAGATTGAGTTTTGTACCAAGTTCTCGGGAATCAATTTTTTTAACTTTAGAATCATTTTCAGAATTCTCACAACCACAACCTTCTTTTATTTTTTTCTTTCTATCTGCAGCAATTCTTGCACGGATAATTTTTTTTCTTTTTAACAACTTTCTATCCGTTTCGTCGGAATCTTCGTCATTATCAACATCTTGATCATCGGATCCATCAGGATCTATTTTTTTAGCCTGCTTTGATTCTTCCAGGGCACGCGAAAATCTATCCCAAGTATCCATTAGCTTTAAAAATATCCTACTAAAGTTATTTATTTAGTTTTGGTTTCTTAATATACTCTACGCCATAAGGCTTTCCACCTGGTTGCAAATTCTCTGCACCTGTACCAATTGCACCAGGAGTCATCTTTGCGAAATATTTAAAAGCACCTAAAGTACCTACTAAAGTATTTGGTTTTCCAGGTTCTCTATACATTCTATCCATCTTAACTTCAGTATATTCACACAAATCTTTTAGCCAAGATTTAAACATCATATTATTTTCTGTCACACAAATGACATAATTTGTTCCTCTACGAATTACCTCTCCCCTTAATCCAGTATTCATATTTTCAACTAAAGATCCAACTCCATAGATGTGATCTACAAGATAAGCATCTCTCATACCATTTTCATCAAGTTTGGGGGAAATTTCCCATACTTCAGTATTTTCGGTTACATTCATAGATCTACGAAGAACATTGAAGAGTTCCATCTTTTCCATGTTACCTAGAGTGTCAGGAACACCCTTTGCAAACTTTTTGAAATCTCCTTCTGCAGCTGCAAGACGAAGTTTAGATGCAGACATTCCCGTTACATCATCAGAATCTGGATCTCTTTCTCCTGCAGAAACTACTTCAAGATTATCATAATTGTAAAGTTCTCCATTGTACTTATGACTTAATCCTTGGAATTCTGACAATCTGTCGGCACCAACCATAATGATCATATTGGTGTTTCCTTCTTCATTTGCACTAGTTAATACATTAAAAATAGTTTTCGCATTTTTATCATCAACAATGTTATCTGCATAATCTGGAAACATTTGACGCATATAAGAAATCTTCATTTGAGGAGTCAAAGGATTTTTCTTTGCATCATGAGATCTTGAGGGATAAATTCTCAATTCATATCCTTTCTTTTCAGCTT